CTTTTTCTCGGTGGACCAGTGGTGGTCCCACTCGTCGACCGACAGCGCCCAGGCGAGAAAGGGCAGCACCGCCGGCGGGCAGGTGGCGGCATTCCACAGCGTGGGCACCACGGCGGGCGGGTTGAAGCGGCCCAGGGTGATCGACAGGGCGCGCTCCAGCGGCGTGCCGTTGGCCGGCAACAGGGTGGCCGGCGCGTTCAAGGCTCGACTCCCGCGATCGTCACGGTGATGCCGGTGCACCAGGGCGCCTGACCGGGGCCGCAGACGACGTCGGCGGCCGGGCTGTTGATCACGACTTTCTTGACGCCGGGCTGATGCGCGGCGGCGTCGATGGCGGACTTGATCACGTCGCCGTCAAGCTTGTGGCGGTCGACCGCCAGCGCGTCCAGCGCGGCCTGCGCGGCGGCCAGCACGATCTCGCCGGCCGGGCCGGGGAACAGGATCAGGTCGACGTCTAGCGCGTAGTCGACCACGGCGCCGGCGCTGACAATCACCTCCTCGGACAGCGGGCGGATGCTCTCGCTGCTGAGTGCGGCTTCGACGATATCGAGCAGCGGGGCGTCGGGCACGCCGTTGCCGGTGCGCGACAGGATGAACACTTCGGTGCTGCCGCCCTGCGGGCTGGTGACCGCCGCGCTCTTGACCAGACCGGAGGCCGACAGCGCATGGAACAGGTAGGCGCCGGTCGGCCCGGCGACGGAGTAGGACTCCGGCTTCAGCACCAGGCGGTTGCGGTAGTCGGCGTCGGCTTCCCACACGGCTTCGACCGGCGGCGTCGGCAGCGGATCCGCCGCCGTGATCAGCAGCCGCGCTTCGTCGTAGTAGGTAACGCCGAGGTGGTCGAGATCGGCGCCGGTGGCGTAGGCCAGCAGCAGGGCGCGTGCCTCGTCGTTGTAGCGGGCGCGCAGCAGGGTCTCGCGGTAGGCGCCGACTTCGAGCAGCTTGACCACCGGCTCCGATTCCAGATCGATCACCACCGCCGCGTCCGGGTAGCGGGCGACGAAATCAGCCTTGTACTCGGCGAGGATGGATTCGAAGCCGAGCGCCTCGATCACCTCGGGCGCGGGCAGCAGAGAGAGGTCTATAGCCATCAGACCGCCACCGCCATGCTGATGTTCTGCCCGGCGCGCGGGCCGTCGACGCGCACGGCGTCGAGGGCGACCCGAGCATTGCCGGCGGCATCGATCGCGAAGCCCGCGCTCATGATGCGCACGCGCGGTTCCCAGCGCGCCACGGCGCCGACCGTGGCGGCCATCAGCCGCAGGCGGTTCGCCGGGTTGCCCGGCTGGTCGATCAGCTCGGGCACGATGGATCCGTAATCGCGCCGCGCCAGGCGCGAGCCTATCCGCGTGGTAAGGATGTCGCGGATGGATTGGTGGATATGGGCGACGTCGTCGAGCGCGCGGCCGGTTGCGTTGTCCATCATGTCGGGTTTCCGACTTCGCCGCCCTGTGGGTCGAGGTGGTGGTGGCTGTCGAGCACGATGCCGTTGCTCGACAACTGGCCGCCCGTCTGGACGAAGCTGCCGGTGATGATGTTCTCGTTGTCGCCGCCGGTACCGGCGATGCCGTTGCCGTAGGTCAGCAGATCATCAACCGTGCATTTGCCGTCGATCTGCACGTCGCCGGTGATATGGGTCTCAGGCGTGTTCAGCGTGACCGAGACGGCGGCCTGGATGGTCGCGGTCTGAATCCCGCTGGCCGTCAGCGCGCCGCTGGCGTGGTCGTAACTGAGGCGGGCGCCGTCCGGAAACTCGATGACGTGTTCGGTTGCGCTGTCGCTCGGCGAATCGTGCGCGTCGCAGAAGATCGACGGCATGACGATGCCGTTGGCCAGTTCGCCGCTGGGTGAAAGGATCATCACCTGCTCGCCGATGGTCGGCGGGCTCCAGGTGCGCGTGGCGCCGGCGCGCCCCGTTCGCCACTTCAGCCAGGCGGTGAGCAGCTCGCCGCTATCGACCCGCACGCGGTGCGCGGCGTGATCGACTTCGGCGATGGTGCCGAGGCGGATCAGGTTCTCGATGCGGCGATTGAGTTCGGCATTCATGGTGGCGTCACTATGCCGTCGCGCCCGCGCGGGCCGGTGCTGTCGTCGTTGTCATGATGACTTTCACATCAACCCACATCATCCGGCGAGGTGCGCCAGCACCGCGTCTTCGATGTCGGCGATCTCGGCCGGAGTGAGGCCCAGCAGTTGCCGCATCGGGTAAGTCACTTCCGGCCCGCCGCGGCGATCGACACGATCGCGCAGGCCGCCCTGATGCACCTGCGCCATGTGCTGCACCTGCCCGGCGAAGGTGACCACCGCCGCATCCGGCGTGGCCTCGGTCTTCATCCAGCGCGCCGTGCGCAACTTGCTGAACATCTGGCTGCGGCGGACGAAGCCTTTCTTGCGGCGCAGCCTGGTCTTTCGCGGCGCGTAAGGCGTGCCATCCGGGTTGAGCTGGGCGGCGATGCGCTTGGCCTGGCTGGCGCGCAAACTGGCGGCGATGCGACGCGCCAGGGCGCGGCGCGCGGCCGGAGCGGCTTGGGTCAGCAGGCCGGCGAGGCGGGCTTCGAAGGGGGCCAGCTCATCGCTCACGGCACCACCTCGACGCCATGCACATGCAGCGCCCAGGGCGTGGGGCCGGTCAGGTCCGGCAGCGCCGGTTCGTCGCAGTGCGTCGCGGTGTAGACGCCGTCGATCTCGCTGACGATCACACGCTCGGACAGATCGAGCATCAGCAGCACGTCCGTCTTGTCGTGATCGACGATCTCGGCTTCGAAGCGGATGGCGTTGTCTTGTTTGCCGACGTCGAGCAGCAGATCCGGCTGGTGAATCGCCACCCATGCCAGCAGCGGCACCATCAGGGTGTCGGCGTGGTCGGTGAAGTCCTTGACCAAGATCCGCGCCTCGTAGGCGTACTGGTAGCACAGGTTGCCGTAGCGGCAGGCGATGCCGCCCTTTTCGATATAGACGTCGAGCCGCTCGGGATCCTTTTTCAAGGACGGCACCGAGTTGGTCAGGTGCGTCCGCAGGTCGATCAGCTTCTTCACGGCGCAAACGCCTCGCGCACCGCGTCCTGCAGCGCGATCAGTTGCTCTTCGACGGCGCGGCACTGCTCGGCTTCGCGGCCGTGCTGTGCTGCAATGTCTGTGAGGACAACCGGGCTGGCGGCTGCATCAGCAGGTCCATCTGGGGCGGGTAGCTCGCCCCGGTTGGCGCCGTTCCACAGGCGCACAAAGCCGGCAGGAACAGGGCAATGATGATCGGCATCTTGCGAGACATAAACGGGCACCTCCTGGATGATGGTTTGGCCGGCCTCGCGCACCACCTGGATGCGGTCGACGTAGCGGGTGACGACGGCGGCGACGGCATTGCCCACGCGCACCTGGCGCTTCGCCGTGGCGGCCTCGCGCCGGGCGTCGGCGAGATCCCACGCCGTATGCACATTGGCGGCGCCCTTGACCCAGCCGGCGCCGGCCGTGGCGGCCAGCAGCAGGGCGAGGGCGAGCCACTTGTACGGCGCGGGGATCAGCATGGGGAGGCTTCAGTGGGGCCGGCGTGCCGTGCATAGGCAGTGGCCAGCTTGTTGTCATAGTCATTTTTCTTGTAGTCGGGGCCGTTGTAGCGCTTGGCGACTTCGGCCCACTTGAGCGCCTTGAGCGCCTTCAACAGCGCCGGGTCGGCCTGGACAAAGCCGACGAAGGCATCGAGCTGCCGCGCCTCGGATTCGCTCATGGCATCGACGAACTCGGCGACGCTGGCGAAGCCGCAGGTGGCCCAGTGGAAACCCATGATCTGAAACTTGCCCCAGCTCGCCGACTCATTGGCCGCATCGCGGTCAATCTGGCGCGCCAGATCCAGCCGGTACCACTCGCCGGCGCCGCCGCGATAGCCGCCTGGCGATGCGTTGACGAACGCCGGGAAGCGCGCCGCCAGATCGTCGGCATCGCGCCCGGCCTTCTTCAGGCGGCGGTACATGACGTGCCGCTCAAACAGGATCACCGGACGGCCATCGGGCAGGAAGCCGCTGTCGCGGCTTTCAACGTCGGCGATGGCGAGCAGGGCGGCCAGTTCGATGCCGAGTGCAGCAGCGGCGGCTAAGAGTGCGTCGGCGGTCAGGTGTTTCTCAGCCATGGCGTAATTCCTTCAGGTGAATGACGCGACCAGGGCAGCTAGGACAGCCGCAGCGACGCCGGTTGAGCAGATAGATCGCGGCGTTGCCGATCGACAGCAGCAGCACCCCGAGCAGCAGCACCAGCGGCCAGAACAGCGGCGCGTCGCCGACCAGGTAGTCGAGCCCGGCGGCGATCAGCGCGCCCCAGCCGATGACGCACAGCAGGAAGCCGGCTGCGATTCCCGGTCGCGTGCTGCGGATGTCCACGGCGTTGAGGGCGCACAGCGCGCCCCACAGGGCGAAGGGGGCGGCGAGCAGGATGCAGAGGACGATGAGCTTGATGGTCATTTCGATTTACCTCCGAGAATGCGGTCGACGGTGGTGGTCTCGGCCGTGGCGCCGACGCGCAGGACCAGGGCGACCAGGTTGAGCGCGGTCAGCCCGGCGATCAGGCCGATCAACCCCTCGATCGAGCCGTCCTGCGGCAACCAGGCCAGCGACGGCACGGTGCGGATGTAGGCGATGGCGGCCGGCACCACCAGGAAGGTGAAAGTCGGCGCCGACAACACGGCGACCGCCATCCGCGACCGCGACATTTCACGGTTCCACAGCAGCATGATGGCGACGCCGACAAACGAGATGAACGGCGCGAACAGACGGGAGGCGAGGACGTGT